CTATAAGGCGGCATAGGTCGCATACCACGGTCGTCAATCAATGGCTTAATTGTTGAACCATCAAGAATTTGCAATCCGTATAAATCATCACCGACAGTTTTTTGCGGCCATATAGCCCACGCATCTAACACAAGTATTTCTTCAAGTGCAATGTTTAACCAGTCATAGAATAACAATCCGTTTGCCTTATCTGGTTGTTCCCAAAATTGGCGTACTGGGCTAATATCTTCCGTGTAGTTATCTCGCGCAGTTTGCATAGCGCGTACTCTTGCGCCACCGATTTCGCTAATAATCTTTTCTGCGGCATCTTCGCCTAATGTAATATCCCAATCTAATCCAAGTATCTTTGCCTTTGTAACTTCAATACATCTGCGCAATATATCAATCTGGTCTGCGGCAGCGCGTAATGTTTTGAAAGGTGTTAAGCGTGTTTCTGTAATGTTTATATTTTGCGCAACTTGATATTCATATCTGCGTGGGTCGGGTCTGCCACTATCTGGGTTTGGTGGATTTATCGCGCCCGGAACAATAGGCATACCAGGAGCAAATGGAACTGTCGCAAGATTAGGATTGCGTGGTAGTGCATCTGTTTGTCCATATGTTGTTGTTTGCCCGATATTGTTACGCATTTGCGTTTCTGTTAGTGCAACTGAACCTACTGGTAGATTAGGTGCTTTAGTAATCTCTTTTGCAACTTTTTCTGCAAATCGGTCTATTAAACCCATTACATTAACCTCTCAAATTGTTTCCGCATTTAGAACAAATGCTAGCCGTTTTTGGTGATGGCATACCACAAACTGTACATAATACTGCCATACTTGCGAGTGCAATCATACTAGCACCCCCAGAGTTTAATTCTGTTAATGCCCACACTAATGCATCTAATCTGTCAGGACTTTCTGCCGATTGTGGCGTCCATTCGCATAATTGAGTTTCAAGTTCAGAGAAGTATCCAACATGATGCACTTTGCCTTGCTCATACAAACTGCTTATAGGTTCGGCGCGTAATTGTTTACCTCTAGTGGCAGTTACCTTTTTTGTGGCAATAGATGCATCTACCTGCTTTAATAACAAAATAACCATATCACCGCCATTGTTTGTTTCGGCAACGATTTTGTCTGCTTTGTGTTTGTGATACAACTCAACTGCCACTCTTGCCCAAGCATCTGGCGTTGTACGAATAGATTTGTCATCAAGTATGTAGTAATCACCATTTGATGCAATCCCAGCCGCAACTATGCCAGTTTCATCGCTAGTAGCGTTAGCAGTTACCGCAGGGTCAATGGCAACTACAACCCGAATAAGTGGTGGTGCGTTATCCACTCTTGCATCATCAATTAGTTTGCGAGTCCATAACGCACCATCTACATTGTCCAGTATTTCTCCGTACAATTCTTGTCTGCCGAGGCGCGTGTTCTCATAACGCAATCTATATTGCGCTAATGCACTTTCAGCTAAATTTGCTGCATTATCAAATGTGGAACCGCGCACTACTCTCACATTGTCTTGTTTAATTAACTCTTTGATGATCTTGATAGGTTTGGGTGTAGTTGTAACAATAGTTTGTGGGAATTCACCTAAACGCAAACCGAATTGGTACTGGTCCCATGCCTCTGGATACTTAAATGCCGCTAACTCATCAAACCAACCGCCATGATGTTGTGGCCCACGCAAACGCTCTGGTTCTTCACCAGAAAACAATTTAATGCGTGACCCATTTGTTAAGAAGATTTCACCGATTGAACGGTTGTAATCCTTTAGCGTTCCATATTGGCGTAACACATTAACAATACCGCTTTCACCTTCTGCGCAAGTATCTCTAGCATCTCCATAAGTAGGCGCAACAATAGCCCAGCGTGTCTTTGGTTTGCTAGATGCTTCCCAAGCCAACCACTCTGCTGCCGTGCGTGTCTTACCAGCGCCACGACCTGCTAAATATAACCAAGTTGTCCAAGATGTATCCTCGGTTGGTAATTGTTCAGGTCGTGCTAACTGGCTAACCCACCGTACTCTGCGGCTGACTATTAAGGATAGCGACAAGTCGTTTGACTTCATCATCAATTGTGTCTCGGTCATAAATACTTACCTCAACTTGTGCCTTAGTAGGCATATCCAAACCAAGCAATCTGGCACGCCTTTCCATAATCTTAATTAACGCCATTACTAACCGTGCGCGAGTATTAGCATCTACATTTTGTGTATCTGTTAGATCACCCCAGATAGCCGCTTGCGCAATATCTAATCTATCCATTTCAGATTTGCGCACTTCAACTACATCTTCATAAACAATTCTGTTACACGCACTTAGATATGCCTTATGCGCGCCAGATGCACTTGCGTAACCTAATCGCTCTGCAATTAAATCAAATGTTAATCCGCCACGCCTATATTCAAGTACCTTGCGTTCCTTCTCCAAGGTTTCAGGTTTAACTCTGCTTCTTCCCATTACTTGCCACCCCAACCAGTACCGCGAAAGATCGCTGGCGTTGCGCCTATAACTTTGCTCATAACATTACCGCACTCACAATCTAATTCGTGCTTATCATCAAACCCAAAATGAACATTGCGTTGCGCATTGCATTTGTAACACTTAAATGAATATATAGGCATTTACACTCCCAGTTTTCTTTCTTTTGCCGTATCTCTCTCAGTTTGTAACGCAGAGAAAGTTCTGCCACTCATTTTCTTATTAAAATGACGAATGTTATTTGCAGGGATACCGATTTTTGTTGTTGGTAATGTAATTGCTAACAGATCGGAAGCATCTTGGTTCATGTAACCTGCATCTAGTATTGCAACATCATCAGGGAAAACATCTGCGTGCCTATCAACTTCTTTGTCTATTAGATGATCTTCTTTACCGCCCATTGAATATAGATAGCGAAAATTAACAGGGCAATCAGGCTCAACTAATCTTTTGAAACGACTTACTTCCTTGGTGTAACAGTAGAAAGTTACATCAGGAGTTTGCCGTGCAATTTCTAACCAAGCCAACAAATACTCATCATTGTAAAAGTCACCAGCATCATGAATACGCACATGCTTACCGATCATCTTCTTATGTTGAACTTCAGATAACATCTGGGCTTGCCATTCTTCCAAGTGATAGAGCGTATATTCCAGATTTTGAATATGTCTGCCTCTTACATTTCTGAACAAGTAAGTACCGTTGCGCGCATAACAAAATGAAGCACACGCGCCAGCATTAGGGCAAACATTAAAGTTAGTTCCATCATTTAACTTAATTGCAAATGCAGGCAAACTCCAATTGAAGATACCGTCAGGACGCAATTCGCTATTCTGCGACAATAATTTTTTTAGCATTTCCACCCCCATAATCCACTACAAATATAGCACTAATTCTTTGGGCGTGGGCATAAAACTTTAGCGATCTCTTCATTAGGCGCACCTGCAAATCTGAACCCAGTAGTTATTCTGCTACGCGATAGTCCTAATCTGCCTGTTATGGAAGATGTTTTGCCTCTTTGCGCCACTCTTGATGGTTCTCTTATCATTTCCCAGTTCGGGCTTCTATTCAACGCCCTAACGCGTGCAGGGTGACTTGTGGTCGTATATGTAGAGAGTCCTTGCGCCGCTAATCCAGCACAAACATAATCTACAAACCTGCCACCTAAACCGATACCTTGATAATCAGGCAGAACAACAGTTCTGCTAATACGCCTAGCATTTTTAACATTAGCGTTAATAAGTGGCAACATGGCGGTTAATACTGCTGGTTGGTCTTTGATTAACCCAACATAGATTTGCGCTGATTTGTTCAAACTGGCACTTAGATAGTGATGTTTGCTGAAAATGCTCCACGCTTCATACTTTGCCCAAATGACTTCAACATTGACTTGTGGTCGGGGTTGAACCGACCCCCAAGTGAAAGTGCCTAAATGCGGCTGATAAATCCAATCGGGTCGTAACCACTCTTCAATATCATAATGGCAAGCAACTGCGACAAACTTTTGATTGCGTGATCTAACAGTTTTAGCAATAGCAGCAGAACCAATTTGCGCAACTGTGCGGTCAATAACAGATGTAAATTCATCTACAACTGCGATCTCTTTACTCTCTGCAAGTACGCGTGCCATACTTACACGAAACTTCTCACCGTTGGATAAGTTTTCATATGGGCGTAACCAAGCAGGTGGTGATGAAAAGCCAACACTTGAAAGTAAT